AGAAGAAGAAGAGCAGGAAGCACAACGTCCTGCTCAAACCCAACTACATGAAACTCAGCGATTCAATCGACACGGTTGTCAAACTACGGAGTGAAGGTCTCACCTACCGGCTCATCGGTGAACACCTCAAGATGTCCAAGCAGCGCGTCTATCAGATCATCCAAGCCGGTCGTCAGCGTGATCTGGATCGGTCTAAATGGACCTTCGGACTCAGCGTTCGTAACGCCAAGCTGATGGACAGACTTGAATTCAAATGCAAGGAGGACGCTCGCAAGGCGGTCCTCTCCGGGGGGATCGCTCCGCTCAAGTGGGCCAACTTCGGTCGCAAGTCCTACAACGACCTCTGCCAGTGGCTCGATGTCAAACCTCTTGAATCGATTCCCAATCGGAAATGTCCTCACTGCGGACTCAAAACATGACCGCTCGTCACCAATACCCACTCGTAGAATCAATCAAGGTGGTCCGTCTCTCCTCGGGGCGGACCATCCGCATTACAAGGGATCGTACCAAGCAGGATCTCAAACTGATCCACGGCGACGGAGACATCCATCTCACCTGCGTCACTCACGCCGACGATCCCATCGAGATGATCAAGACACTGGCCCGCCTCGAAGACGTTCGATCAGTCGAACTCACCGACGACAAAGGCAACGGAATCATAGTCCACAAACAAAAATAACATGCACCAGTCCTCAACACACGATCTAGTCAACGCGCTCAATATCCTGTCATCCGAACTCGATACACCCGATGGAATCCCCAATGCGCTCTGTGCAGAAGCCTCTCAACGTCTCCTTGAGCTGGTCCAGCTCACGAGCGACCTCACAGCACACATCCTCGCTAGCCCTATGCATCACCCTCGATGTAACGCAAAAACCAAGGGTACCTACTGCAATTGTATCCTGGCGCGAGTCCTCCCCTCATGAAGACCCCAAGACACGAACAACCCTGGTACGAATCACGCCTGCTCAATAACAAGAAACCAAGCCCCATCACCGAAGAGGAACGAACAAGCATCACCGATGAGAACCGTCGGCTCATCGAGGAGTCGGCCAGTATCATTGCCACCGGCGTCAAACGCGGATGGATATCCTTCCCGGCCAAGACCGAAGCCGAGACCTGGGTGCCATCACCAACCGGTCCCCAACCACCAGATCCACTCAGCATGATCTGGCCAGAATCCTGACACACCCCTAACAAGCAACGAATCAACGACATGACAACGCTCCAACGAGCGAGCCTTTGGCTTTCCAAGGTTCCGCCAGCCATCTCCGGATCCGGTGGTCACAACGCCACCTACACCGCCGCAGTCGGTCTCGTCCACGGCTTCGGCCTCTCCCATGTGGACAGCCTCACGCTCCTCGAAGACTGGAACAAATCCTGCCAGCCCCCGTGGAAGGCCACAGAGCTGGCCTACAAGCTCCGGGAAGCCTCGTCCCGCGCTCACAATAAGCCTAGGGGCCATCTTCTCGAAGCTGGGGGATCATCACCCTCCGGGTCATTCGACATCAGCAGGGTGACATTCAAGAAGCCGGTGGCCGATGCCTCCCCGGTGCCCGTTCCATCGCTCAGCCCCACCCCTCCCGATCCCCAAGCCAGCGAGTTCCGGCGGTTCATGCAGACCGCGTTCGCACCAACCGAGGTCGTCTGCATCTGCGACGCCGTCGAAGAGGGTAGGCCAGTCAGTGCTGGCTCCTTCATCACCATCGAGGAATGGCTCAACCGCTTCGATGATCCCCAGTCCCGCATCCTCTCACCCGAGCGCGAGGGGATCTTCGTCCGCATCAACCCCTTCAAGCCAAACCTCTACAGCGGCAGCGACAACGATGTCAGCGCGTTCCGCCATGTCCTGGTCGAGTTCGATGACCTCCCCAAGCCCGAGCAGGAACAACGCCTCCGAGACTCTGGCCTACCCATCACCGTCCTCATCGACTCCGGGGGCAAGAGCATCCACGGCTGGGTCCGGGTCGATGCTCCCAACCGAAAGGAATGGGACGCCCGCCGGGATGAGATCTATCGGGTAGTCCCTGGCATCGATGCCAAGAACAAGAACCCATCGCGCTACTCCCGCCTCCCCGGCGCATGGCGGAGCCCGACCTCTCAGCAACGGTTGTTGGCCACCAGCCTCGGTGCTGCATCCTGGGAGGATTGGCTCACCAACCGGGAGACCGATGATGATCAGTCCACCATCGTCACCGTCAAAGACCTCCTGGACTTCGATCCATTGAAGGATCCGGACAACCTCATCGGCAATCGATGGATCACCCGCGGCTCATCCATGATCATCAGCGGCGGCACCGGCATCGGGAAGTCCAGCCTCATGATGCAGATCATCACCCAGTGGTGCCTCGGCCTCGACTTCTTTGGCATCGCGCCGATCAAGCCATTGAAGATCGGTGTCATCCAAGCGGAGAACGATCGTGGTGATCTCTCCGAAGCCTTCCGCGGGGTGATTAACAAGCGCGTCAGTATTGAGCAGATGCGCCAGCTTCACTCCAACCTGGAGTTCCGAACCGAGACCGTCCGCACCGGCGAAGCGTTCCTCGCCTACGCCCGCCGCTTCATCCACAAGTCCAAGCTCGATCTCATCATCGCCGATCCCCTGTTCTCCTACTTCGGCGGCGACCTGAGCGATCAGTCAGAGGTATCCGTCTTCCTTCGCAACAAGCTCCAGCCCATCCTCCACGAGACCAAGGTCGCTTGGATCTGGATGCACCATGTCGCCAAGCCTCAGCGCAAGGAAACCGGCGAACCACTCACCACAATGGAACTAGCCCACTCAGGGTTCGGATCCAGCGAACTCGCCAACTGGGCGCGGGAGATAGCCGTCCTCCATGAAGTAGGCCAATCAAAGCCTAGACGCTTCCAGTTAGCCTTCTGCAAGCGGGGCGGGAGGATCGGACTCCCTTCCCCCATTCTCAACCTTCAGCACTCAGCCACCGGCATCCAGTGGGAGGAGTGCAACCCCCTCGCGTTCACTGGTGCGGAACTGAAGGAGCAGAAGAAGCCTTCTTATCCTCGTCGAGGGCGGCGAGCATAGCCTTCAACCATTCATCCTTCTCGATTGTAGCGCGGGCCATCTTCATAGCCTCACGGGCTTCGGTGGCCCTTTTCTGTATCTCGATGACATCGGGATCAACGTCATCCGCCTCATCCTCCTGCTCACCCTCCTCCACCTCCCTCCGCTTGGACGCCGGACGCTTACGCTCCAGTTGGCCAAGGAGTTGTTCATGCTTCTTCACCGAGGTCTTCAGATACGCGACATCACGCTTCAGTTCATTGATCGTTCTCAAGAGCAACGCCACCCGATCCTCGTCCTCCGGCGGAACCCAGTCACAACCACGCCACTGCCTATGAACCATGTCATAAACTATGACCTGGGACTTCTTGTTCCTCATCGAATTGAAGGCCCGGATCGCACGGCCCAACTCACAGGCCAGATTCTCCCGGAGGTAGGCCAGCACCTCGGACTTGTCCGGGTCGGCATCGTGGCGTTGCGGGGGCATCAGTCGGAACATCGACCGAAGCGTGGAACCATTGTCCAGATAACTCATAGCAAGAACAGATTGCGTCGTGTAGACCCATTCGTCAATGCAAAGGAAGATAGATTTTGCATCCCACCCCACAAGGTTACCATCCCTCCTGCTACTCTCCCTAGAGGGAGATTCACACTCCCTCTACTAGGGAGTTAAAAACCGCGAACGCCGCAACGCTTTGCAGGGGGCTCTAACGGCCCCCACGCTGCGGCTGCGGTTTTTCGGAACCCTCCTACTGATTGCGAAGTACCAGTTTGGAAGCGAGGGGTGGATGTGGATTGCTGGAGCGGAAAGGGGGCAAGGAGCGCGTTTGATGGTGGAAGTGAATGCGCATTCATTCCGGGGGTATCGGACGCTTAGAAACGAAAATCCCCGGATGGGGGTCCGGGGGGGTGCTTGGAGGGGGGATGGCCTACTTGGAGGTTACTTCTCGCAGCAGGGTTCGGAAGGCCCGTTCTGCGGTTGCTGGAACGACTCCATTCCCAAGTAGTCGGAGTTCATCCGTTCGATTGTCACAGGTAACGCACAGCTCGGCATAGTCCATCCCACCGGCAGACCCATCAGGGTTTCCACCCAGCGGGGGTTGAGTTTGCCGCATCCCATCGCCCTGGCCTCCGCATCCGGCAGCATCGACGCCAGCTTCTCCCGATTCCCGGCTCCACCTGCAAGACCCGTCGGGCCTCCTGTCACTCCCGATGAAGCTGGAGTCGGCCATGTCTCGGACTTCATCTGATTGCTCAGACCCACCTGCCTCGACTTGTCGCTCCTCCTGTCGCTCGCATCCGGTGTCGCCCAGCTCTTCACCATCTCCACCTGTTGGTTGATCGTCTGCGATTGCAGCACCATCCGACCATCCGGCGTCTTGCGATAGGCTCTCTGTCCCGGCTTCGCTGGTTGTCCATCCTTGGTGTAGAGCGTCTCCACTTTCGCACCGGCTTCGTTGGCTTGCGGCGTCCTCCAATCCACTGACAACCCTGGGCGGCTCCCATCCGTACTGCTGCTCGCCGGGACGGCTGGGCCATGCACTGCAACGAATCCCGCCAGTTTGGATTTCGCTGCCACCTTCTTCATGTCCACGTTCTCCCCAGTGTCCTTGTGGTCCGTGGCTGCCGGCGTTGGCCATGACTTCACAACCACCGTCGTCAGACTCTCCTGACTCCCCTTCATGCCTCTGGAGCGATCCTGAAAGCCCTGCCGCACCTCTGAAGCTACTGGAGACGGCCAGGATGAACACCCGCTTTCGCTGGTGCGGTGCGCCGACTTCAGACGCGCTGAATATGCCCCACGTCGTTCTGTAACCCATTCCTGCCAGGTCTTCGATGACGTCGGACAACCCCAGGCTGATATGTCCTTCGACGTTCTCAAAGAAGCAGCACCGGGGTCTAAGAAGTCGAATGCCGTCTGCGATGTAGGGCCACAGGTGCCTTGGATCGTCCTTGCCTCGACGTTGCCCTGCTGCACTGAAGGGCTGACATGGGTAGCCCCCAGTGAGGATGTCCACGCGGTCACGAAACGCTGCCCAAGGGAAGGTCTTAAGATCCGGCCAGATAGGTGCTGGGTCCATGAGTCCCGCTTCCATTTTCGCAACCAGATTGCTGATGGCGAAGGCTTCGATCTCACAAAGAGCGACTGTGCGCAGATCTGGGATTGCTCGCTGGAGTCCAAGCTCAATGCCTCCGTATCCAGCGCACAGGCCAATGTGTGTAATTGCTTTGGTAGTATCCATGTGTCCATAGGGTTAAACGCTTTCGGCGGACACGAAGAAGTCAGATTCGTCTCCGTTCATCGTCACGCCGTTGGCCCATGTAAGGCCCCAGCATCCTTTAGTCGATGGGCAAACGATCAACCATTGACCGATTGAATCGCATACCACCCGATATAAGCGGTTCTTCCAATGCACAGTCTTGCCGGCCAGCACCGCCGCTTTGATCTCGTTGAGTTTCATGTCGTTCGTTGGTTCGTTGTTTACCGCAGATTGAAAGCCTCGCGCCACGCCAGATAGTCGTGCGTCAGGTCAGTCGAGAATCGGTACACACCGATGTCAGGCATGCCGTCCGCACGGAGACAGGTGACGAATAGCCACCGCTCACCGCACATCACGAAGGGCTCCTCGCAGTCACGCAGACGCAGGAAGGGAACAAGGGGAATGCTCATGTCGGGACCCACAATACCGCTCCATGCTCAGGAGTCAATAGGAAAAGTGTGGGGGAGGGAAAGAATGTCCTGTACCGCTCCATCCTCGCGGGATCCCGCTCCATGCTCGGGGCTCGGGGGTTTCCGAATTTGGATTTCCGAATTCCGAATTCCGTATGGCGTATGGGGGATCCGGAATACCGCACCATGTACTCGGGGACCGCGGGGGCGGGCGCGGGGCGCGGGCGGGCGGATCCTGGCGGGGTGTAACGGGGTGGGACATGGCGTGTCGTACCCTGGACTGCTATGCAAATAGCGGGGTGGGACATGGGGTGTCCGATGGGGTACCTGGTCATCTAGTGTGAAGTCCTGGCGGGGGGACAAGCGACAAGGAAGGAGGGGGACAAGTGACCAGTGGACAGACTAGGAAGGGGGAGACTGGCCCACTAGGAAAGACAAGCGGGGCGGGGCGACACTATCGGGGCAAAGAAAGAGCCCCTAGGGGATTCCTAGGGGCTTTGGTGGGGGCTTCTATGTCAATTGCCCGCAAGGGCCGAAAGGAGGAGGAGCAAAGTGAAAAGGAGACATAGGGCAAGATACCATAGGACACGAAGTAGGGGTTTCATACTCCGTACCTTTCGGCAATGTCCCCCCAACAGCAGAGACGATAGTGCCCATTGAATTTCAAGACCGTCGTGACGTACGGGTCACCGACGTTCAGATAATAGCACCAACCCTTTTCGGTCTCAAAAGTCTCAACCCCATGGGTCTCAAGCAATTCGTTGAGGCACTCCATTCGGAGGTCTCGGGTTGAAGGCGGGTTGTAGCACTCGCGAACCCGCGCAGCGCCCGCGGGCAATTCCTCGAGTTCACGACGACTCATCCGGAGAATCTCTTTCGCCCGCTTCCCCTTTCCTGGGAAAACCGCCTCGAGCGAATTGATAGGGGGGGAAAGGAATTTCACTTGGTCACTCCTTCCTTGAAATGCCGGGCTCC